ATGAAAAATCTTTTTATTACCTTACTATTGGTACTAGCATCTTCGTCAATAGGCTGTTCAAATAACTCGAACGACAATATTGAACAAACAAGCCTACAATCCAGTATATTAGGCAAATGGTATTCAGATTCTTCAAATCATGATAATATTACTCTTGATTTCTTATCCTCCGGCAAAGTTTATTTCACATATGTTGGAGGAGGAAATAATGGTGAAAATATAACTGATTCTGGAAACTGGTCTTTATCTAATAACAACCTTAAAATTCATTGGGATTCAGCCGATGCTGGTAATGAAAATTGGTCATCTGAAATTTTAACTCTTACAAATTCTAAACTTGTGTGGAAAGAAAACATTGATGGCAATTTTTACAATTTTAGTTTTCATAGATAATTATCTTTAAATTATATATCTTTCTATTTCTAAAGTCGAGGAATTTATAAAAGGTGCAGTCCTTGGAATGGTACTGCATTTTTTTTCTAATATTGATAATCTAAGCTTGCTCTTCACTATAGGTTAGTAATCTTGTTATATTCGTTGATATCTTATGTTAAATGCATTAAAGCTAAACTTTTTGGGCAATGTTCTTTAAGTTTTTACTTATTTCCTATTAGCTTAATTAAAATAGCGAATATTTTAATGTCTTTTCAAAATTGTAGATACTTCTCTCAGGAGCTCATTCTTCTTTAGAACATAATTTTGCATATCTAATACCGAAGAAATAAAACATATTTCCCATAGAACAGAAACGCCGGATCCAAGATTAAGGATACCAATTCTTGAATGCTGGCCTTGGTTATCAGGCTTTACTCCTCGGTTTCGAATTCCTAATATTTTGGAGGTAAGCTTACAAATTTCATCAGCCATTTTATAAGATAAAGAATTCTTATCTGCAAAATCTTTCCGGTTCACATAACATTCAGTTCCTCCAGCTGTCGGAGATCCTGAATTAAAATGAATGTCAAAAACAATTGATCCACTTCCTGGTTTAATCCTTCTTTGATACTGGGAGTTTGTTTCAAAATCCTTATCCTGAATTACATTTTTTAAATCTAAATTTTGAACAATTATATTTCGTGCCTCTTTTGTCAAGTCTCTTTCTATATAACCATTTGCTATTGCTCCGGGATCATTTTTGTGATGTCCTGCTGAAATAAATATCATCTTTTAGGTATTTAGTTTTTTTAGTATGTAATACTACTATTTTTATTTTGTTTCAATGCAATATTTTCTTCTTTTAATTGGGCTATAATAATTTTATGCAAATTGATCTCATCTTCAAGGAGTTTTATTTTACTATCATACATAGACGCTAATTCCTTAAATTTTATTTCATATCGACTACCCAAATCGTCGAGCGCTTCTTTATAGAGTTTGACCAGCTTATCAGCATTTTCAATCTCCTTACCCTCATTATCTGCTGACATTCCGGCAACTTCAGCTTGCAACTTTTTCTTCCCAAATAAAAAACCTACAATACCTGTTAGAATGACCCCGATAAAAGCTCCAAAGTTTTCAATTAGGATCTGTTTCATTGATTATGAATATTGATTGATTAAATATTAATTTCCTTTGACAGTTAAATACACTACAGTATTAGCCACCGAATGATCCTCCAGTCCTTCAATATTACCACCTATTAGCACCCCTGTATTCTTACTTTCATACAAAGAAACAGTGATACTGGTTAAACTTTTTGCTGTGATCACTCCAATAGGAGCATTATTAACACCAGCTCCAATTAACTCCGTCCCTACTGAGATATTAGAGATACCGGAAAAAGAGGCAGAAGATATATTAAAAACAGCAGTATTAGTCGCTGTGGTAACAGCCCCATTCCACTCCTTAGTATAGGAAATTCCAAATTGTACAGGAGGTACTGGAATATTAATATTTCCACTGCCTAATAAAGAATTAGAATTCACAGTCTTTACATTGGTACCACTTACAAGTGGTTCCTGTTTGTTATTCCACTGGGTGCTATTCCCTGTATTTAATGTAGTTATTACGCCGGTATCATTAATACTTACCAGTTCGGTAAGATTTACTGTGCTTCCACTGGACCCCGTGCTTTCTCCTCTGTTAAAAGAAAACTTTTTATGATTATTGACTGTAAAACCATAAGAAGGCAAATCTCCTCTGGGTTGAATAAAATTTGTTCCATTAAATTGTAAGTTTTGCCCCATCCATAATCCATAACCTCTTATTGAATCCGCTGCTACATCTGTATGAAATAAAGAAGCTCCTGAAATTGTTTGGGCTCCAAATAACAAATTATAGGCCGTTACAAATTGGGTGTTATTGGGATTAATAATCACTTGTCCCCCTGAAGCTGTATCTCCTTGGGGTCTTAAATAAATAATACCTGTGGGAACATTTCCTGATAGTATAGTATCAGCTGCATTGGCCCTCAAGGCGGTTACTCCCTGTCTTTGAATTAGTAAATCTCCGCTAGTCGTATTTAAATTTCCTGCAAAATCAACATTCCCTCCAACTAGCTCATTTCCCACAATATCCAACGCATACCCTGCCGTAGGAAGCATAGCATTGTTTGTAGACCCAATAATCACAGCTTGGTTAGAATCCCATTTTAAAGCATTTTTTGTGAGATAAGATTGCCCCCCAATATATCCATGCCAAGTATTTATAACACCATCAGTATAAACCCCATAGTGTCCAAAAGAATCTAAAATTCCGGTATTGTCTCTGAGTTGAGTAAAATCTCTTGCAAATCCAGATGTACCTGCTACTCCAGCAAAAGTTCTGGTTAAAGACACAGGTACTGAAGTGCTTGAAGGAAAGGTTATTGCTCCTAACATAGTGCCTCCTACTAAGGGCAAGAACATTCCTAATGAAGTTGTAAAAACAGCACGCATTACATGTAGAGGAGTCGATATGAGATGATCAGGACTAAAACTATCATAGTTCAATACAAAGGATATATAACCGTCTCCATTATAATACAAAACAGAAGTATTAGTGGCTTTAGGAATAGTAATAATAAACGGGACGAAAGCATATCCTGCTGTAATCATATCTCCGTTAATATCCGTTATTGAATGAGTATTAGATAATAAAGGTGTAGGACTCCCTTCTCTGTCTATTAAAATCCCTGTTCCGGTTTGTAAAGTCCCATTTAAATACAATGATAAACTTCCCGGAGCAAAGTTGATTGCCGTTTGATCTTTAGCCAAATGCAATACCTGGCCTCTGATATAATAATTTGCAGAGTCCTGAGTATAGGTTACATTTTGAATTACGGATCTTTGAGTTAAATGATCAGTATAAGATGATACCTCGATGTATGTACTGCCCGACCAGCGATATATCTTATTAGTATCTAAAGTAACATATATTTTCCCTTCTTCTCCCGGACTAGGAAAAGAAGACAAATCAGCAAATTCTAAAACATCATCTACATAACTGGGAAGCTGAGATGCCGGTACTTTACCCCCTACTAAATCCGCTTTATTAGATAAATCAGATTCCTGTACAAAAGGATCTGAACCGATATTGGTAAAATCACTCAAATCATAATTCTGGGGGTCAAAAGCCGACCCCGAATTAAAATTTGCCGTATTTTCTGTTATAAAAGTTTCAAATTCATCAATATCAACAAATGGGGAATCATCTTCTTTGGTAAATTCATCCCATTTATAGGTATGATTAAATTCCTGATCCGGGGTTCTATAATTAAAGAACTCCGTTTCATTGAGTCGGTAGAAAAGGATTAATTTCTTGGGTTTTATAATCTCCCGCCCGTCAGGAAACACTATAAAGAGATAGTTTCCTTTTGAATAGAGTTTTTTCATACTGTTTGAAGTTTAGAGTTGGTCCAGTTCTTCTTGTCTGGTGCTAATAAAAATGTTCAGATAATGTCCAATGAGTTCTAAAAATCCTGCTTTATCATTTTTCACAAGCCAAAGCATGTATTTATAGCTTGGAATTTTTACTTTGTCTTTCTTCGTAATATCATCTTTATAAGGTAATTCAATAGGTAAATGATCGGGTCCTAGCAAATAAGACCAGGTTTCTTTATAAATTATCCACTCAGGAGTTGGCAGTTTAATATTAATCTCTTCACCCGTTTCTTTATCTCGTAAAACCTGCTCATACCCTAGCACAATGAATTCCTGTTTAGATTTAGCTTCCATATTCAGAACCCTTATGGTTCTGTTGAATTGAGAGAGCTTTGGATGTCCAGTCAGAGGTAGCTCTACAAAATCCAAAGGAACATTCATAATGTCATCAATTGTATGTTGAATTTCTACAGGTATCTGTAAATGCTCGTTCATTATTTAATTTTTTTAAGTCAATAGAATTTTTCCCACTAAAGTCATACTTAAGGTACCAATGCCACTACTGCCTCGAGTGGCTATAAAATATCTTGGATAAAGGTTATAGGTGCCATTAAACTGCTGATAAGTTTTGCCATTTCCTTCCGCGATCACATATACTACACCGTCATAATACGCAATATGAATAGTATCATTACGTGTAAGAGTTAACTCAGCACCATTAGTTATTTTCCATTCACCCTCTTGCCCGGCATGGGAGACTCCATAAAACACATTATCATTACCGGTCAAACCACATTGCCAGTTTCCAACGAAATTGGCTCCGTTATTGAACTGTTGATTATTAACAGAATAAGAAACCATAAACCCTGCATTAATATCAGTTATAGAGATAAGCTCATCGGTGGTAGCATTACAAGGTTGCCCTAATATAATCTCAGTATCGTTGACTGTTCCCGACCCAGTATTGACCACCCAGTTGGCGATTCCATTAAACTGGCTGTAAGTAAGCCCTGCTTTAACAATAAGCTCAGGTGAGCTGGCATTGGTTAAGTTGTTATGAGTAACGAATACCTGATAATATCCTTCAGGCATGGCTGACCAGTTCAATCCAAAGTTTAAATTATTTGGAAAGTTTTGCAACACGGTAAAATTGTCTACATCATAGGTTTCAGGAATTGGCAAATTCGTTGCGTTCTCATCTTTAATCCTTTTGATTTTAATATAAGCGTTGGGCGTAACATTATCAACAAAAAGATTCTGCCCAACAAGTGTAGTATACTGAATAAAATCCTTGGTATTATCAATAAAAGGAAGGAGTAGAACATCAACTCTTGGGGTTCCTATAGAGAAATTCTCTCCAGTAAGTCGCATTCCATTTCTCCACTCAGTTTTTTCAGTGTCATTAAGCAGTGACGGAAAACTCATCATTAGGTTTTTTCCGTTACTCCAGGAAACTTGCCCTGAAGTATCCTGTACAACCATTCTATTAAAGGTAGTATCGGAAGATTTATCACTTAAGCCCGTAATGTTATAATAAAACCCAGAAGTGTTAACTGTCCAATTGGCTCCCAATGAAAGCCCGGCTCCTGGAACGGAAGTTAGTGCTGAATTGGCTACGTTTTTACCCAAATCACCGGCCAACATTCTTTTCGCATTGTTGTTTTCATCCAGAATATACAGATACTTAAAGGTTGCATCAGGACCGGTAATAGTCTCTGTGGTCTTATTGGACTTAGTTACATTAATATCATCAAAGACATCAGCAACTCTTCCTCTCGTATTAGCATACTCCTGAGTTTCATTTCTAATTTCCAGAGATTTTTCTTGTATACTTTGTTCACTCATTATTCAAAAGTGTTATCAAATGTTCTGTCAAATATTTTAAACTCCTCCTCCTCTTCAGAATCACAATCACAACTGGTGTTATAGATAATTTGTTGAAGCTCATTAATGCTCAGCATAAGGCTAGCATCAATCAAAATTTCATCGGGATCTACATTGTCAAAAAGAACTTTTCCTGATAAAACATGAGAGATTCTGATGAGTCCATTATTTTTTATCTGTGCATAATACATGCGCTTATAAACATCCACTCCTACCGAAAACCTCCGACTGTTAATGATTTTGAAATTCATTATTTTCTTATGGTTGAAAATTTAAATCCGGTCATCTTTTTGGTTTTTCCACAGCTACATTTCCCACTACATCCACAACTTAATTTGCAATGGCAGTCTTCAAACTGTGGGAATAATTCTTTATGGCTGCACAGATATTCCAAAACACTTTCATAAGCCTGTTTTCCCATTCGTCTGTATTTATTGGATAAATCGGTAATTTCTTCATGCGAAGTGCTTATAGACCATTCATTTTGCTTCTTTACCGTTCCATTGGCAGAATCATTGAATTGGTTAATCAAAAGGTATCTTGCATAGGAGTAATACACCCATACTTTTTTAAATCCCATGTTTTCACGAAGTTTTCCATGGGCATTGGTATAAGCTGTCCCACAAATCAGATCCTGATATTTTTGAAAATCAACCTCATCTGATTCCTGATCCCAGTGATTCAAAATGTCATGTATGAATTCAAAACAGAAAAGAGGAATGACATCAAAAGCCTTCGCTTCTTCGGTGGCAATGCATAGCTTTTTAAGATCACAATGTTGAGCTACTAATCCTACACAATTAAAATCGGATTGATCAATATATTTTTCAAGATTCTGATAATTCATTTCTTTCCTGCTTTACTAATTGTTGAGTTTCTACCCCTTTGATAGGGGTAAAACTTATAGGAATTCCTAACAGCAGTGTTAAGGCTTTCTCAAGTTTTGACCTTTCTCTTTCATTTTGTTCCCAATAGAACTTTTTGGCTTCTATATAGGTTTCTGAGTTAGGGCCAAAGAGAGCTCCTGAACCTGCGAAGACTAATATTTCGGGAGGATTGTTAAAAACTCCCATAATATTTTGTCTTAGAGTTTTTACAGTACTCTCAAACAGTTTGTCATCATATTGGGCTTTGACCTGTTCTATCCTGAAAGCTTTTGAAACATCATCTGTAGAAGACATAGGAACAGAAATAACCAATACATTAGAGGCATTTTCAGCTCCCACATTGTCTTTCAGAACCTCATCAAATGAATCTTCCGCTCTTTCATTCTCCTGTTCGTCATTATCATATTTAATGATCATCACTTTTCCCAGCCAGCCATTACGTACATTATCATTGGTATATCGGCCTATTCGGTATTCACTATCCATATCATCATACACCACATCAGAGAGAGGAAGAGCATAGGGATACTTAGGAGTCATATTGAGATAATACACCTGGCCTCTGTAATTTCTTACTAAATCTTCGATATTAGGATTTTGAACTTCTGCCAGTTTGCAGTCATTTTGCATTTGGGCAAGAATAACCTTTGGATCAGAATTATAAGGATAATACCAGATTGTTTTATCATCTGTTTTGGAGAATTTCCCTTCCTTTTCCTGGAATTTCAAAAAATAATACTTGCCAGAACACCCATCATCATCTTCTTTAGACCTTGCCATAGGAACATAATCTAAAATTTTCGTTTCTGCTCTTTGGAACAAATAACCTTCTACAGAATGTTCAACATCAAGTTTATAAGACTGATGGAAAAACACTCCATACTGATACGCCAGATCTACAGAACCTAAATCGATTAAATCATTGATCGTTTCCCCTTTGCTATTGACTATAAAATCGTTTTCTTTTCCGATTCCCTGTCCTGCAATATACTTGGCCATTAAATTGGCACATCGTTTGGCAGTGGGAGAATTGTTGATTGCCTTTTCTATTCTGAGGGGATATAGGTTATCATAATCTCTAGAATAGATTTTATGATCATCATAAGAGGAAACAGAAATATCCCTACTTTGCATCTCTATATTAGATGCACGCAGGGACTTTCGTTTGCCTTTATCGGACATGGTTCCCATCTAGTATTTTATTTTAGGGATGAGGAGTTGATCTTTTACTTTTTTGTCTTGTTATTTCCTTAAGTCCGGATTCCTGATCCGGAGGTTCTTCAGAATTTTCAACAGGGGTATTTCCTAATGCAGGCTCCTGCCCCTGATCTTTGTTATCTAAGAGAAGATCATTAACTAAGCTCAAATCCTTATCTAAGGAAGAACTATTATCTGTAACACTAATATGGGAAGCAGAATGTATAACCTCATTCGTTCCATTCTCAAACACAAGCTTTTCTGTTACTGGTCCATTAGATATGTTTTCAAGAGATTGCTTAGAATTTTCCTCCTGAAACTTTTCAGGTAAAATTTTAAATTCGACTTTTCTTTTTTCCAGTTGCTCCGGACTTCCATGGATTAGGTATTGTTCAGCAAATTCTTCCTCCATAGTATATCCAAATCTTCTTTTTCTTAAAAATCTACCTGTTTTTTTGTCTTTATAATCGTAAGAATATATTCTGGAAGAATCTTTAAGTTTAAATATTTTATCTGCCATAGGTTCTGTTGTATGTATCGTGATATTTTGGGTGAGTTTACCCCAGTCATTTTGAAAAGTACATCCTGCACACTCGGGTTTTCTTCCGAATTTCTTTTCAAACAATTCGATATAAGCGGCCATTAGGTCAGGAGTTACCCTGACTTTTTCTTTTCCTGCTTTTACTAGGTCTTCAATACTGTACATTAGGGTTGTTCAAATTGAGAGTTAAAGTCAGCATCGGCATCTCCTCCTGCCTGGGGTTTATATATTAAAGGGAGCATGGTTTCTTTTTCATTTTCTTTATTTTGAAAAGGAATAATGGTTCCCCCGCCTCCTTCTACAATATCCCACGTATAGTCACCCGTAGTAAGGCCATTTTCCCATCCGTATAATTCAATATTTCCGTCTTTGGTTTGTAATGCAATGACAAAAAGCCCATGATCAATTTTATCTACTGTACACTTGGTATTTTCATCAGATCCTACTATTAAAGCCTGCGCTTTATGCATATACTCTACATATCCATTGTCAGTAGTGGATTTATCATAGAATCCTTTGATAGAAGAACCTCCATCAGGAAGTCTTAATTTTGTTCCCTTCTTTCCTGATTTCAGTACCATTTGAACATAATAGGCACAGCTACCTCCTGTCCCTAAAAAAGGAATGGAGACCGTATGGTCAATATCATGAAAATTGATAAAGACAGCTTCCTGAAAATAGGCCTTAGCAATCCCTCTTTTACAAGCCAAATCAATGTCACCGCTCAATTCATTACATATAATAATATTTGCCATTTTTCTGTTTTTTAGATTGCTAATAAATAATTATCTTTTTCAGGAATAGAAGCCCCAAAATAAGATCCTCCTTTCATGAAAATCTTATCCTGATCCTTACTATACCATATATCAAAGAAGCTTAGATTACTTCTTTCCTGAGTTCCTAACAGTAAATTGTCCTTGTAGGTAAGAATAATTCTATGAGGATTTACTCTTGCCGCATTAGGGTTGATAATTTTACTTCCGTCCCACCCGGGATTCAGCTCCGTGGTTTTGTTAATCACCTCATCCCATATGTACATAACCTTAATCGGAATCCCATAAAAGGTTAGCCGTTGCCAGTCAAATAGAGGAGCTGCGGAAACCTGTTCCGGATCAATGACCTGGAGTCCATCACAACATTTTTTATCTTTTAAGGTGTTATAATACATCGTTAAGGTCATTGCATCCCATTTGGACATTCTGAACTCAACAGGTTTGGTCGTAAACCAGGATTGGGTAAAGTAGGTCTTATACATTTCCAGAAGAATTTCATAAATTCTTTCCCCGGATAGTTGCTGTGCTGCATAATCGATTCCCGTATTCTCCGGAATAGTGATGATTTGACTGGTTGTGGCTTCGGCCTGCGTAAACCATCCATCAATCCCATTGAATAAAGGAGAAGAGCTGGCCTTATCCCCAAAATAACCTCCACGCCATTGAGCAGCCAAATGGTTTGTTTTGAATTTATTGTATAAAAACTGAATAAGTGCCGATTGCATGTATTCATTTTCGTTCTTTTCTGAATCGGTTTGAACCATTTTGTACTGATTCCAGAATCGTAAAAATTCATCATCGAATTCTCTCAAACAAATAGGAACTTTACACTCAATAAGTCCTAAGTCCCATTTTTCAACTGAGTAGTTGGTTGACAAATCACATTCAGGAATAGCACACTGATTAGGATTCGAGAAAGGAAAACTTTCATAATTGGGCTGATCATCGATGATGGGAACATAATTCCCATGTCTTACTCCTGTAAGAACCGTATGTTCTTTCGTAAGATCAGTAACTTCGATGGAGCCTTTAAACAGAGCCTGAGACATTTCAATCTTTTCTGTTTTGGTAAGGCTACCAACAATATCAATGACTTCTTCTGTAAAATTAGTTTCTATAGCCATAATTAATGTTGTAAATTTTTAAATAGATTTCGTTTTTCAGGCTTGGCTTTTTCAGGTTTGGGAAATCTTGGTTTATTTTCCTGTTGACCCACCACCGTACTTTCAAGGTTTTTGAAATTCTGAAGAATGGATGTTGCAGAGCTTAATCTGTTTGTTAATTGCTGAATTTCAATATCCTTTTCTGAGTTTTGGGATTTCAACTGTTGAACTTCCTGCTTCAGAGCCTGGTTTTCTGCTTCCATTTCAGGATTTTCCTCCTGATCTTCTGTAATGATTTCGGTTAATTCCTCCCCGTGAATCTGTAGGTTTCCCCGGTTTGCATGATATATTCCCCATTGTTACTTTCTCCAGCTGGTTTGCCATCAAAAAGAGCTTTATCTCCAATTGAAGGGGTATCATTTTCTCCGAGTTCATAAAAATCCAGTTCATTGTTTTCTGCCGTAAAAACGATTTTGTTTTTGGTACCTATTCCCAGAAAATTGAAAACCTTATTCAGGAGTTCTTTCCTTTGAATGTCTTTGTGTTGATCTGACATATTGTATTTGATTATTTTTTTGTTGAGCAAAGCTTTGGGTCGTTGAATCTCTTCGGTAGATGTGGCAAATCTCAAGGCTTCGGCATCCGTTGGAGCTAAGAAGGTCTCTCCATTCATGAGTTCCATAGCTTCCTGCTGAGTAAGGTTGGTATGCTGGGAATAATGCAAAGAAATACGCTTGTTGGCCTCTTCATTTTCAGCAAGGCCTTTTTTAATTTGTTCATTATCCCCTCCTATCAAGGATTGAGCTTTGTGAAAAAAGGGTTGTACATAAGGGCTGCCAATTCTCTCATCACCTGCAAGAAATATTACAGTGCCAATGGAAGCAACCTGACCATCAGCTCTTGTTGTAATTTTTATATTATTTTCTTTCGCATATCTCCTTAAAGAAGCATAAATAGCAAATCCTTCATCCACATCTCCACCAATTGTATGGAGTCTGACAAGTAATTCTGAACCATCTGCGTTTTTAAGTTGTTCTTCAACAATGCTTAAATTCGTGTAGCCTCTATTTTCAATCTGGGTTCCTTGAAAAGGGACTATTTCACCATATATTTTGATCTCATGCTTCATAAAAAAATTGAGTTTTCCTCACTACAAATTTTTGAAGAAAAAAATGTATTTTTGTAATGATAACAGATAGAAAAAAGAAGTTTTAACCCACTCATACAAAGAGAGTTAAAATATTTTGGTCAAATTTTTGATATATTTTTATATGCTTATACCTCTTATTTTACTTATAGTCGGAATATATCTTATTGCTAAAGTTCTTTTTGGCAAGAAAAAGGAGATCATAATAACACCGTCCCTTAATAAATATATTGTTAAACATGAAGAAAAATTAAAGGATGATGAAGAATATAAAGAATATATCGAATGGTGTAAAATGAAAGGTGAACTAGCTGCTGATAAAGAAGGATTCGATGAGTATCGTATGAAAGAATACCAGCTATATAAAAAGCTAATAAAACACGGGATTGGTGGTCTGTAAGCCTATATTAAACGACTAATTAAAAGGAGCGGAAAAGGCAGTAAGTTTTGGAAATTAATTTTTTTCTATCTATAATTCTTTTTATTTTTATGTAAAAGAATACCATGAAAAAAGTTATACTAGCTTTACTATTAAGCACTTCTAATCTTCTGTTTTCCCAATTTACCGTAACGGACTCATCTGATAATTGGAATTTAGTAGGAAAAACTCCTTGGGGTGGACTTGAACTTTACATTAACAAAAACAGGGCTAAGCTATCTTATCTAGACGCAAACACTCCTATAGATAATCTTTTTTCACCGCCAGCATACTATAGCTTTGAATTTTCAATTGATAATGAAACAATTGAAAAAATATATCATATTATTGAAGAACATTTTAAAAGTCAAAAAAAAGAAACATTAACACTAACCTTTCCAGAAGGTAATATGTATCTTTTATTTGACACTGCTATTGGCTCATATTTTTTCGCCTTCCAATTTGACAATCTGTCTGGCGACTATGATAAAAATAGTGAAATGAAAAGACAAACTCCGGCTTTTAAAATGAGACAAATTAATAAACTTTTTGGTAAAAAGAATTAAGCCTAATTAATATAAATATAGGTCTACAAGGAATTACTTCCTACTCTATTAACTACAATACTTTTTTTATTGAAATAATTTACTTAAAAAGTTTTTCACAAGATTTAAGTTATTTACAAGATTTAAGTTATATAAAAGCATGTCAGTGATATTGACCTTAGTAACCTTTTTTAAGAGATTAATCAGTTCAACTTTCCTTTCGTATTTTTGTTTATCTCTGTATTTCATGGCTATAGACAAAGCTGTTTCGTATTTTCTATTTTTAATATTAGGATTAGCTCCATTATCTAATAAAAATTTCACTCCTTCAAACCAAGGTATTGAAGAATAATACATTAGAACAGAATTATTTTCATAGTCTTGACTATCTATATAAGCACCATTTTCTATAAGTATTTTTATAGATTCAATCGATTTAGCTATATTAATGCTGTAATTCCTTTTTCGTCAGAATATTTAATTGGATTAAGTAGTCTATGAAGAGAGTTTATTTCATATTCTCCATTTGCTGTACATTTTAAATCAACAGTTGCTCCATTTTTAATCAACCAACTTATTTTTTGAATATCATTATTAATTACAGCTTTTAGTAATTGCGTAAAACCTAATTCATCTTCTTTGTTTACAATAAGACCTATAGGCTCTTTCAAAAAATCTGATATTTCCTCGTCTAATATTTCAATAATTTGTTGTTCGGGTGATATGCCATCCTTGTTACATAATTTTGTATTAGTTTTTCCAATAATTAACATCTCTATTTTGTATAAATCATCCTTTTCGATTTCATAATCATTATCACTCATTCCAATTAAAAGATAATTTAGTGCTGTATTCCCGTTGTTATCTGTTTGATTTATATCAAAATCGGGATGAGTTAATATGGAATCAAAAATTTTAAGAGGGAAATCCTCTTTACCTAAATATGTATCAATGGCGTAAAATAGCAATGATTTCCCATCATTATCCTTAACATTGACATTCTCAATATTTTTCCATAATTTTAAGAAAATAATTTGCTCTTCTGTCTCATCTAAATCAATAGCTTCACCCTTCAATAAGAGCTTTAGCGCGGTTGTACCTTCTAAAAAACCACTTTTATTCCTTATGTCAACTTTTGCACCTAAAGAAAGTAGTTTTTCAATTAAAGAAATTTCACTTTCCATTATTGCCATTTTTAAAAGTATTCCATATGAGGAATTTATATCTGCTCCGTGGGCTATCAAAAAATCTATTATTCTATTAAATTCTTTTGATTTAAGGCTTATGTTTGAAATTGGTTCTGATTTATCATTAATATTTGCTCCATTTTCCACCAGTAATTTAATCAATTCAAAATCCTCAAAGCGACAAGCATTAGATAAGACTGAAATAAAATGTGGTTCACTACCCAATGCTCCATCAAATAATTCCAATACATCCTTCTCTATCTCTGATAAAAAATTTATATCAGCGCCTGAATTAATTAATAATTTACAAATTTCAATCTTATTTGGGGTTCCCTCTTCTATAGATAAAAGAGGAGACAAATTGGTAGTCTTTGAAACATAGTTAACATTACTTCCCTCCTGTATTAAATTAGCTACAATATCTATTTCACCTCTTTTTACAGCTTCCATTAAAAGAGAAACAGTACATTTTTCCTCAGAAAAAAAAGTTTCAAATTCGTGAACAAAGTTTACATCTCTCGCAGTAAATTCATTGAAACCCTCCCAGCTTTTTATTTTATCAATTTGGCCTTGCGTCATATTTAGAATAATAATTAGAGTCAATTTGGATATTGCAGAAGGGAGAAAATCTTATTACAAAAGTTCCATCGAAGCTATTCAACCTGCTTTTGATAACCCATTGTGTCCGTTATACAACTTAAAACTAAGATTTTTTTTTATATCTTCCTATAAGAAATTTAATTTGAATCTTTTTGTATACTAAGTTTAAAGAGGCATAAGATCGAAAAAACAAACGGTAACTTATAAATTAATACACTTTTTAAATAACAAAAAAACTACTATGAAGTAAGATTTTTATCTTCAATAATTATTTCTTGATTCATTAATAACAAAGCCCTCTTCACTGAAATAATAGAAACTTTGCAATGATCTGCAACCACCTTTTCCCGATCTGATTTCTTCTTTATCCATAAATATTTTTGATAAGTTTCACAAATAGATAAATAATCAATTGCAGTATTAATATTCTTGATACCCAACAAATCTAATTTGAAGAATATCTCTAGATTTTCTGAAATCAGATCTTTAACAGTACCCTTATTTTTTATTTCCAAAATTCACAAGGTTTTACTGATTGTCTTAATTTGTAACTGAGCACACAGCCCATACAATGAGCACACATTCTCTCTGATAATTCAGGAACTTTTTCATCCTGAACTCTCATATCAGAAATAGGCTCCTGAATATTAAAAGCACAATTTTTACAATAATCTTCAAATCTTCTCTTTGCCACATCATGAAATAATCCTAAATGAAAATTAGTCATTCCAACAATAATAGCTTTGAGTGTTTTAGCGTAACAGGAATCATCCGTTTCTGCTAATGCCTTTTTTAATCTTTTTATTTTTTCAGATAAACTCATTTTTAAAAATTGGCGTTACTAGATATTTTCCTACTTTCTGATAGATTTTCAAATCCTTGTTGGCTTCCTGAACTAGTCCCTAGTGTAGATCCTTCCAGAACTTTATCCCCTATAAGATCAGCCAGTGCTGTAAAATCTACCATTTGAGTGAGTGCATTTTGAACAGTTGCCAGATTACTATTCCCAACAATACCTCCGGTATAATAGCCTTCTTTTACCGTTGGTCTGAGTGCATTGGCTATAGAGGGACCTCCTACTGCGGCTACATCTTCCTGATTCCATACGACTTCTCCTTTATGTACAATTCCTGCAGGAATATATTTCCCCCTTTTCCTGTATACCCACCATCATAATACCCTTCTTTTTTAGGGGCTACCAGTTTTGCAATCTGAGCAGCACCGGAAGCAATGATGAGCCCACCCTGGATATAGGCATTAACAGCTAAGGGAGCCGTAAGAATACTTGCTGCATAAGCATGACCCTGAGCAAATGCTTTGGAGGCCTGCGTGACAGTAGTATTGGTAATTTCTGCTGCGGCAAATGCTTTTCCTAATGCAGATTCTTTACCAAATAAACCTACCAGACCACTATACACCTGTGATCTGCTCTGAATTTTAAAATCATCTACATCTTTGGCGATTTGTTTTGATTGTAAAGCACTCTCTGTCTCAATATTATTAAGAGTATTTAATTGATTTTGTAATCGTAATTGCTCATTAAGATCATCTGTAGCCCTGATTTCAGCTTCAAGCTCTTTACGGGTTGCAACAATCTCCTGTGTAGAGATATAATTATCTTCATCAAGCTGAGCTAACAGCTCATTATCTTAAAAAAAAGTGTCGAGTTTCTGCTGCGTTTCCTGATCCAGTTGTACTTGCCTGACAGCATATTCGGAGGCTCCTTCTCTTTCGAGTGCCAATAAGCGTTGCTGAAATTCTAAGGTCCGAGATACATTTCTTTGCTCTCGAACCTGCTGCTCATAATTTTTACTAAGCTCATTCTTTTTTTCGTTGGTTTGATTATTAAGCTCAATTTCCTTGTTGGCATATTCACGATAAATGTTTTCTCTTTCTGTATTAAGATTATTAATCTCATTAAGATCATTCTGAGATAAGTCTTTACCCAGCTCTTTTTTCTTATTAATTTCATCGAGTTTTTGCTTAATAGAAATAAGTTTAGCTTCTTTCTCCTGATCATTGGCTTCTTGTTGAAGCTTGCGTACCGTATCAAAGTAAGTCATTTGATCTTCCAACTTACTTTTAAGAAGAGTTTTGTCATTTTTATATTTTTCGGCATTATTTAAAATATATTCTGCAAGCTCTGTTTTAGCCAGATCCGCCTTTTGATCAGCCGCCACCTTTATTATCTCTAATTCTCTCTTGGCTTCTTCATCCAATGCTTTCTTAGCATCTGCAGCCGCTTTTTTGGCGTCTGCAATTCTTTTATTTTCTACTTTTTTGGCATCAACTTCGGCCTTCTTTCTTGCTTCTTCAGCTGCTTTTGCTTCAGCATCCCGATCCGCCTGGGTTGTAGATTTATTTTTCCCATTGACAACATTCTGGTCTTTAGTCTTACCCCCTTGGTCACCCTTTTGATTTTTATTTAAAGCCACAATTCTTTCAGCTTCTTTTCTCGCATCAGCAAACTCCTTAGAAATATTAATGCTTTTTAATCTATTAAGACCTGCTTCAAAATCTAAGCTCATAAAAGACTTTGCCGCTGAAATAAGCTGAGAAAAAATGGATTTAGTACTAATGGCAAATGCAGTAAGACTTACCCTGCTTGCCTGAATCACTGCAGAAAATGTTTTAAATCCTAATGTGAGGGCCTGAATTGAAAGTTTTAACAGATTTAATGGATTTAGTACCTTAAGAATAGATTTTACATACGACTGTGTTTCACTGTTACTAAGTCCAAGCACTTCTAATAAATCCCCCAATACATCCACTACTGCTTTAATAGCATCCCATAGCTTATCAGCATACTCAGATAAAGTATCCCATATCTCTGCGAATAATTCAGAACTTCCCGTAAGCTGATCAATCCAGCTGATTACTTCAGTTACAATCCCTATGAATTTATAAAATATAGTTTCCGTTTTTATCAGGAACAAATTCATATTACTTATAAATTCCATGAGTGAATTAGATTTCAATGCATCATCTTTTGCTTTTGCGAGCTCATAATTCGCTTTGCTTAGATCAAGTGTCTTTTGCTGAACTTTGCTAAGAGGCTCCTGAAGGTTATCAATTCCCTGATAAATATTTTCAAATAATACTTTTGCTCCTCCGATGTCTTCACCCGCTCCTTTGAATACGTCTGCCGTAAGAATTCCAAACTGCTGTACCGATAAACCCTGCTTTTTAGCTTCAGCAGACATCAAAATAAGGGCATCTTTAACCGTAATAACTCCGGAGTTAACATCATGAGATATTCTATCAGAAAAAGTCTTTCCAAAGGCATTTGAAATAGCATCGGACTGTGCTTTGGTAAACTCTTCAAGAGACAATCCCGCCTCTTTTATGGAATCTTCAAACTTATCACCAAATAATCCTTGCTGCTGCGCCTGAATCTGAAGACCTATGATTTCTTCTAAATCAAATCCATACTTGTTTAATAGTGGACCATATTCAGAAAGTCTGTCCAAATAGTCACCATTGGCATTCGCTCCTCTGATATACCCTTGTTCAATCTTCTCAAAAGCCTCTTCATACGTTACACCCAATTGCTTGGCAAGGGTATTCGCTGTTTTTAGCACCTCTCCAAAATCATCACCAAATGTTTCACTGAGTGCCTGGGCTTTTACTCGAATACTGTCGGCAGCTTTTCCTACAATGCCCGTAAGATCCTGGGTTAATTTGATATTCTCTTTGATCGATTCATTATATTGGATCATATAACTAGCTCCCTGATAAATTCCGGCTCCAATGGCCAGGATACCTACCAACACCCCTGTCAAAGGATTGGAAATTAAAAATGTAATGAGCATACGGGCATTATCATAAATACCCTTAAAACCATTCTTAACAGCATTAAATCCTTCCTGAGTATTACCACTTAGCATTTGAACCGCCCCTTGAGAAATTTCAGCAAAAGCACTTGAAATAGCCTCTTTATAATTCCCTACACTTCTTCGGTTATCTCCCAAAGTAGAGTCCAATCCTACAAATTGATCATTAAGTTCCCTGGTTTGAGTGGCCACTTCTGCAAAACGAGCTGCCAGTTCTCTATACTGATCAGAATCCTGCTGTCCTGAACGTTCTAGCTGAAGCATTTGTATTCCTAAATTTTGAGCTTCAATCTTTAATGCATTCAATTCTCTATTTAACCCCCTATATGCACCTTCATTTCCTTGAATTTCTGTTCTTCCGGCACTTAATAAACTATTGAGCTCAGTTTGTTCCTGCCGCATGCTTCGGAATTGCTGCTGGGTTCTGGTCACCTCCACGGCATAATTGGCCTGAGTCCTTATAGCATCTTGCTGCTGATCAATAAAACCATCAATAAGCTGGTTGCTTTTTTCAATTTCTTCGTTGTATTTTTCCTGCGTGATATATCCGTTTTCTAACTGAACTGTTAGCCGCTCCTGGGATCTCTGTTCAGATTCAATTTTCTTTTCATAGTCTTTTATCGTATCGCCTGATTGCTTTATTACTTTATTAGCATCACGGATCGCTCCCGAAAGCCTTTGCATCTCCAGGTAGTTGGCGGCAATCTGGTCTGAGAGCTTAGTTGTATCCCAGGTAAAAGTTCCTAAATCTATATTTTGGTTCATATAGTTTCTATTTTAAATAAGCTTAACAGCCTCCTAAATCTTCAATGGTTCCATTGGTATTAATAGAATTTTCACTCGCGCACATCGTATACTCATGATAGCCAAACGGACCACTTACGGCCACATGCACAGCTACCCCATCACAGTTAATATAGTCGATGACTAGCTCATCTATTCCCTGATAATCCGCAGCCCAAACATGGTACCTTTTACAAACAATGATGAATTTTTCATATTGGAGTTTATTGGAGTAAATGATGTTTCCGGACTCTGCTATAACTTTCATTCTGATCCACTGAATACCTCCAGATAAAGGAATATCATAAGGAGAAACACCTGTTAACAAACTAGTCCAATTGATATTATCTTCAGACTTTTCCCACTCAAAGCTTATGAAAGGATCATTATTTTGTGAATAGGAAGAGTCTATTTGGACTTCAATCAAAGAAGCTGTTCCTGTCTTCGGAGTATTGGTATTATCTTCCCAAACAATGCTAACAAAAGGCTGATTGGGATCAGTTGGATCCGTAATATCAGCATCATCGTAGTACCTTTTGACTCTTATAAATTCTCCTTTGGAGGTAGTATTATCAAATTGGAGCTTGTTTAAAATATAGTATTGCTGCTCCTGCTCAAAGAAATATAACTTTCTCAAATCAATGGTGAGATAGTCTATAAAGTTTAAATTCAGTTCAATATCATGTACTCTTGAGTCGTTAAGTATTTGTCCAAATACATTGTAATTCTTTTGTAATAAACTCACCCAATCCAATCCCTGAAAATCTGCGAGGGGTAAAGAAGATAGCATTTGTTCTTGTTGTAAAACTCTACTTCCTATATTCGCATCAGCAGTAAGACTTCTTTCCCTGACAAAATGAAATCTTTTCTCAAGCCCTTTGTATTCAATTTCTATCTGTCCGTTTCTTTCATTGACATTCTTATCATACAACTTAAACATCTTTACAGTCTCATCAAGGCTATCATTAATCTTAAATTTTACGAAATCTCGTTCAGGAGAATAGGTCTTGGATTTAAAAACTTCTTTTTTATCCCCAAGATTTTCATTGGCTATTTTTAGAGTTCCATCATTATAGTTGCTTTCTTTATCATGATATTGATAGGAAAATATATTTTGTTGTCCATAACTTTCATACACATAACTTTCCGAACTTCTTTCCCTATATTTTTCTGACCAATCCATAACTTCTGCATCGTTGATTCTTTCCCCTAAGGTTACATATTCGATGGTACTGGAAAATTCATCAGGAAACATCGTTAGTCCAAATTGAGTTAAGATCTCTTTTACAAAATCTTTAATGGAAAAGTCCTTAAGCTCCTGAGAAAAGGAAACATCCCCCTCATCAAATAATTCCCATTTGATCGCATAGGCGGAATTCCATTGAATATGACCGTTAGGATTAGGATGCCAGTTGAAAAAAGAAACTCTATCCCCTGAATTAAGAGGAACAATTAAGGTAACATCCTGGGTTTGGGAAGTGAAGTTAGTTACAATAAGTGTTGTATATGTCCTAGAATCATAATTAATATTCTCCTGATTAATACAGAGTAAATACTTAATCATAAGCTCATTGGAATATTCTGTGGTTATTTCCACATGAAAGGTTAACTTATAATTTCCATCCTCCGGGGCAATAAAATACTGATTATTAGCATATCCTGAAACAAGCAAAGGACCATAGCGTAAGTTCGGATCACTGGTTGGGATATTGGTGTTTCCAATAAACTTGGATCCTGAATTTTCAGTAATGGGAATAAGTACATCAATAGCGATGTACTTGGGATAGGTAAGCCAAAGATTGGTAAATGCATCGGTGGAAAAAATACTTCCTGAATAATCAAATCCAAAAGTATCCCGGATTTTGTTCCAAAGATATTGTACACTCACACTGGGAACGAGGTGATCAATATTAATCGTATTATCCCCAGTTCCGTAATGGGTTAGGCCATTGTAGTCCGTAATCAGGTACTTATAATTCGTATTGGAAAAAGATTGAATAACCGTATCTAAATCTTTTGTGTGATCAATTTCTGTTAAGTCAAGATCATTTCCCAATGTTTTGTTTTCAATGGCTTTGAAAAAATTGATAATTCCTGAGTACACGTAGGTTTTATAATCATCACTTGTTTCTGTAACATTTATCCACCCTTTGACAAGGAAATCAAATCCTTCAATCTTCATTTTACAGTCAGGCTTTTGGTATGGTGCTCTGGAGGTGTCTGAAGGAATCCCAAGTCCACCCAATATTTGAATGTTGTTTGGCGTTTTGGGAATGGAAAAAGAGTTGGTATAGGAAGCCTGGCGGTCTTTTACTTCTGTAATATCATTGACCTGCAGCGTATGTCTTACATTTGTATCAGTATACAAATCGAGTGGTTTACCATCAATCCAAATCTCTGTGATCATATCGTTCTATTAATATATTTTGAAAAGGAAAATTCGAGTTTGTTTTCGTAGACCCTATTCCAGTTGTTCTCTATGGAATCATTGTTTTCGATGACTAATCGTTCCCATTGTGAATCACTGTCATCCCCTGTAGAATCATAAAGTAAGACTTCCGGAGAAGCAATCAAATCGGTAATTACACTTTGAGCAGCAAAAGGTGTTTTTGTTTGAAATTCAATGGTTCTTTCCGTATTCACTTCCCTGTTTCTCATATTATGCTGCCTTAGCCTATCTGCTATTTTTGGGATGGTTTTACCCGCTTTGGACTTATATTTTTCCTGAAACTTATCAAAGAGATAATACTGATAGCCTCCTAAAGAGTTCAGGAATTTTAGGATTTTATAATCACAGCCTGAAGGCTTGTTTAATATCACTTTTTCGGTAGGAATAAAATCTACAATAGCATTCCCCTGAATTCTTTTTGCATAACCGGGAAGGGTTACGGTTCTCCATTCAAGCCATTTGCCTACAATAAGCTCCTCGGATGCTGTTAAAAACCATTCCGCATTCCCGTTTTTATTTCGACCTCCCAGCACAAAATATTTCGTTAGGGAAATGGTTTCATCTGCAATATTTGTGTCTTCAAATTTCACGATAAAATCAAATCCAAAAGATTGCAGAGAATTGATGTTGATGTGATCAGGGAATGGGAATAAAGCCCGCACAGGCACACAAATATTACACTTGAACTCATTTTCTGGAGAGGGAGACATTCTTAATATCGGTAATGAAGCTCCTGTTGTGATATTCGTTACAATGAGTTCCAATATATCCGGAAGATCAATAAATCCACTTATGCTAATCCAAATATCGTTTTGAGATAGATAGTAATTATTGTCAAGTCCTGTTATTGTCATACCATCTTTACTTTTCCGTTTTCTGTTTTGTATTCGAGCTCCGTTTTTTCCATTTGTCCCGTGTGATCAATAAGCCCGATTCTGATGATTTCACGTTGAACTTCAGTGCACAGATTGACAAATGATACATGTTCTACTTTTATATCTATAATCATAATAATGCTTCTTGTGTATTTCTAATGAGTTGTTCTGCAATTCTAAGTTTGATGATTCCGGAAAGCTCATCCTGAATGTATTGCAAGGTCGCAGGTTCGTTTAAAACTTCAAGTAAATCAGAACCTCCCTGTTGATACCAGGATGTTCCGAGTTTTTCAATCTTTTTGGCAACGGCATACGCTCTACTTTTAGCCTTAGTTCCAGTGAGTCCAAACTTGGCTTGCACCCATTTTTCAAGGGCTTCAACAGGAGGCATCTTTCCCGGGGGCCTACCTTTCGCCAGTTGCTGCGAATAAGATCGTCCCCTTATAGTACCTGAATTTTCTCCCGCTTCTTTTTCTAAGGTTTCTAACCATTCTCCTGTGGCTTCCATTCCCAACTCCCGAAATCGCGGAATGAGAAAAAGAGTAATGACCTGATCCAAAACTTTCTCTATTTCATCATGGGTTAAATACATACTTTAATTTTTTATCTCCAAAGCAACCAGCCAATTAATATCCCTATACCGATGAAGGGGATAGTCAAAGCCATCACGATAAAAGAAGCCAGAAGTCCGGAAATAATTTTCACTTTTAGGGATTGCTTTTTCTTTGAATGATGTGCAGTTTGAGAAATGTCTTTTGTTTTCATATTTTTATACGATATATTGTCTGAATACGCCTAAAATTCGCCAGCCCGTATAGTTGTAATCATCTTTGAGATGTACTTTTTTCATCTTCCAGCTTAGGATTTCAAAAGAATAGCCCATTTCGCACAGCTCAAACTCTTTACCACAACCTAAGCAGTGTTGTAAAGGCTGTAGTATCGTTTTCCAAAGGCTTTGATTAATCGGAAATCCTATTTGCTCATTGTAGGTATTAATGCCTAAATTGGACTGCTGAACTACATAGAGAGTGAATATATGATCACACCATGATTTGTTGATTTCTTTCGTTATTGGATTTTTTTCTTGTCCGGAAGAGATTTCATACTCAGTAATAAAAAGATGGGTGCAGCATAAATCCGTTTCGGATTTCACTGTAGCGTTCATCCCGGATTCTGAAAGAGGAGCTCCAAAAGACCAGCAGAAACCACATTTTTCTTCTGTATTCCACCGAATCGTTAAATCCTCAAAGAAAGTAATGACATCCATTTTTATTTATTGTTTTGGATTATTTTTTTTTATTTAGTTGTTCCCTGATTTTGGCAACTCTCTTATAAAAATCATTAACGTCTTTGTCCATGAACAGTTTCTCAAAAACTTTATGATAAGGGGTGTTCTCTATCGTTTTGTGTCGCCATAACTTACGTTCTGCAAGCATATCAATCGTTAATGTTCCACCATGACTATTGAGCTTATGAATCCCTGCAGCGATCATTTCAGGTTCCGGTTCAGAATGTAAACTGTGAAGCTCTCTTTGATAAATAAATTCCTGTTGATTTTTTATCCAAATCAGAAATTGCAGGATTTCATTTCCGGAAGCATGAGAAAGATCCACAGCATCATATTGACAGCCCAGAATCAGTTCAACTGTTTCGTAAATAAATCCCTTTTCCTGATACCTAGGTAAATACTTCTTGACAATTCCGTAAGGCAGCTCAACAAAAGGTTTGCTTCTATATGGGCCTATAGAATCACATGGCTTACCATAAATAATCATTCTTTGAAGCTCTAAGGCTGTCACAGATTCAAGGCTAAAAGAGGTAGTTTCTTTTTCTGTTACCGTATTATATTTAACTTTCTTTTTCCTGAAAAAAGATATATTTCTCATCACTTAAGTTTTAGTATAAATACTCAAGAAATTTTATAGGTTATTGATATACTACTGTTCCATATAAAATACCCTCCTGCTTCGGTAATATGATCAAAGCCGGTAGATTTATCCGGTTCTCCATTTTTATACGTTTGTCTTTCTAAAGCTTCAGAATAGGTAGGACATTGTTCATCATTGATAAGATAAGATCGGTTACCTTCCTTATCACAAAATGCAATATTCATATTGTTTACCCTATCTTTTACAAGCGGATTGGTATTTCCTACACGAATAGTATAGCCATATGACCGGATAATTTCATGATCGGATTTTCCGGAAGTACTCCTCGCCTTTCCGGCTGCATCCGGATAGATGATTATTTTATGTCCTGTATACTTACGCTTTAAAATAGCACAAACTTCATCAGTATCATAGGCATTAACCACTTCATCAACGGCATACTTAAAATCCGAATCCTGGACATGAATAACTGCATTCATTTTGGTAATATTAAAATCCATCCCTATATGAAGGACATCTCCGGGCTGTATCACTCTGACTGTTTTATTTTTTACTCTGTCATATTTTTTATAGACACTGCCTATGGTAAGATTTACGAATTCTCCATTGAGATAGGCTTCCAGCTGCTCAGCAGTATAACTCATTTCTAAGGTTGAGATATAACTTTTGGAAATGAAAGGATTGTTTTTTGTTTTTGCCTGAATAAGCTTTTTATCCTGATGCTTATTTTTGACAAAGAAGTTGTACAAAAACTTAAATCCTTCCGGAGTGGATACAAAATCAAGGCTGTTAGGTTTTTCGTCAGGCAAGGGAACTGATAGTCTTGCCACCACCCTGATTAATATATCCTCCATATGACTCGTAGAAAGAATGTCCGCTTCATCAATTAAAGAGTAACCCACTTCATAACCGATGATCGTATCTGGGTTATCCATGGATCTCAAAATGATTTTTCCATAAGGAGTCAGGTATTCATAATCTGATCTATTTAAAGTATATTTTATTTTGAATCTGCTTAGAAAATGAGAAAACTTGGAATAGGCAATGTCTTTTATAAGTCCGTAAGTCGGCAAATAATAAGCGACATCAATTCCCGGATAAGCCAGTTTCTTAAGAATTGTTTTAATAGCTCCCGCATGAGACTTACCACTTCTATATCCCCCAACAATAGCAGTATGAATAAAATCACTTTCAATAAAGGCAGCCTGGTGTTCCAGTAATTCAATTTCCTGTTCCATCAGTTCTTATAATTTTAAATGTGAGGGGTTCCGGAGTATCTGCCTGGGATCCTAAATTTAGATTTTGAGGAACTTTCCCTTCTGTTCTTTCTAGCAAAGTCGTAATCGCTTTATGGTCCCCTTTCATTGCTTTTTTGATGATCATCATCGCAATCAGATTATTTACGGAAGAATCACTTTCAATAGAGCTTTTCTCAATAACCGGCTTCTGGGAATTTCCTTTATATACCTTAATTTCAAATTCAATCTTATTGCCTTCCCCATATTCTCTTAGAAACTCTGAAACAGATTTTCCCTTCCTACCTTTATTTTCAGGTTGATTCTCTGAAGTAAACTGAGTTTTTCTGCCTGCTTCAATAATATTTGGATTCCCTTTTCCCATTTGCCGTTTATAAGCCGTAAAATCGGCTTTCATCTACTCTCTTCTTCTCCTATTATTTGCTCTGAGTATAATCTAATGACCATTAAGATGAGCCCTATAATCAACGTAAAATTACAAATGTTAGATTAATGAAACAAATTATCTAACATTTATTTTCAACACTATCGAAAAAATATTAGACTAACCTAATATTTACAAAATAATGTGTTACCTAAAAGGGTTAAAAAGTATAGAACAAAAATATTTTCATAAAATATAAAAAGTCATTATAATACGTCAAGTTTTGACGCTTGTAAGAAATATCTTTGCATAGATCATAAGAGAAACCAACCTAATAAATCTCATGTGCAGGAATTTTTGTAAACTATTAAAAAATGTTACTTTTGCCCACTTAAAAAATACAAATACAATTACTTATAAATGAAATCAAAATTATTCTCGCAGCCTTTATTCATGGGCATAATTCAAAATTACACACATAAAACTGAAATAGATAATCTCACTAAAAACTCAATATAAAATATGGGGTTTTCCCCATTCTGAAAAATAAAGTGAATATCTAAGTTCGCAAATTATTAAATAAAATTACTTAACAAATGAAATCGAAATTATTTTCGTTGCCATCATTATTGATAGGCATACTAAGCTACGCCCAAACCGAAGTGTTGTTCAAATACGATGAGGCGGGAAATCAGCTATACAGAGGCCCTAATACTGCGGCAAAAACAACTTCTAAAGCTGAGCTACAAACACATTCTGAACCTCAAATAACAACAGATGAAAAAGCTTTTTGGAAGCAGATACGATTGCACCCTGTCCCGGTAAACGATGTACTTACTATAGATTGGACTGAAGAAGTGAACGGCCTTATAGAATCTGTTTCACTCTTTGAACATAATACTGTACACTGGAAATTCCAACAGCAAAATATCCCAGATCTTAACAGGCAATTGAAAATCAATATGTCTGGTTATCAGTGGGGAATTTATGTACTGCACTTTACTTTAAAAGATGGGCGAAAATTCAGCCGGAATATTACAAAGCGATAAATTTTTCACTCATTATCAATTAATTATTATATACATAAAAAGAATATGAAAATTTTCTATTCGATTATCATATCCTGTATTTCAATATTGGGATATGCACAAAATATACATCAATCAGAAGGGGGACCGGCAAAAATTATTCCTACAACCGACTCTCATCCTCTATCAGAGGTATCAGAATCTCCTAAAGAAAAGCAAAGAGAATCTACAAATTTAAAAGCAGCTACAACAACTTCCGCTATACAAGGACAAAGTTTCCATGATACCAAAGGAAATATCGAAGTAAATGGAGCTGGCCAATTGCAATTTACCTTACCTATAGCCTTGCCACCGGGAGTAAAAAATGTTTCTCCCCAAGTTAACTTAGTATACACAAGTGGCACAGGCAATGGAATTGCCGGATATGGCTGGAGTATCTCTGGGGTCACATCCATTTCAAGAGTTGGAAAAAACATTGAAAAAGATGGAGAAGCCAAAGGAATTCAATTGGACTATTCAGACTACTATAGCTTTAATGGGCAAAGATTGATACTAAAATCAGGAGAATACGGTAAAGATGGAGCTGAATATGTAACCGAAAAATACTCTAATGTTAAAATTAAATCGATAGGATCCGATGAGCCATTGCAACCCTGGAAAGGTCCAAAATATTGGGAGGTTACCTTTGAAGACGGTTCTAGAGCATGGTATGGAGTGAATGTAGATTCGAGAAGTTCCATTGAATACAATATAAGCGAATGGCAGGATCCACAAGGAAACTATATTTCTTATAGCTACATAGCAGGAAATCACGTAAGGGCAATAAGTCATATACAATGGGGCGGAAATAAGATGTTAAACAAACCCCATTTTAATAGGGTCAGTTTTAACTATTTTACGGAGAGGAGTTTGAAGGAACAATCCTATGTAAAGGGTTTACAATATACCCAAACCATGCTTTTATCAGAAATTAAGGTAATTTCAAATGAAAGCCAACTCAAAAGGTATGCTATAGAATATACTAATAATGGCACCAATTATCAGTTCGTTCATAAAATTACAGAATATAATGCTGATAACATTCCTGCCAATCCTATCAACATCAGTTATCCTGCAATGGTAAACTCTTCCCATGCAGAGTATACTACGGATCCAGATCCTTTTAATAATGTAAAACTAGTTGGGGATTTCAATGGTGACTCTTATTTGGACTTCATTATGGACAATGGCACTGTAAAGCTGGGAGCTTTTAATGAAACCTTTTCAAATATTCCTAGCAATAAGACTTTTGCAAACAATGCCAAAGTAGTAAGTATGTTATTGGATGAAGAAGGTCAGGTATATAATGGGAATGGAATTGTTGAAATTAAAGACAGTAGAGTTTACGGTTATATTTTTAGAAATAATAGTTTTGTAAGGGTATTCAGTAAAAGCCTGGGTAATACAGTTTATTGGGGACACGATGATAGAATCATTCTGGAGGTAGGTGATTTCGATGGGGATGGCATACCAGATGTGTTTATTGATGATGGAGCTCCGGTTGGATTTAATTCAAGAGCTATTATAGACCTTAAAAATCCGTCGACTCCTTTAATTAGTCTTTTGCTTGGTCCGGGAATCAATGAAAATGATTATAAAGAGCAGAAATACATGGATATTGACGGAGACGGAAAGGTCGATATTATCCATGTTTCAAATAATACCTATACCGTCTTTGAATTTGTAAAATCAGATGTACCCAATCAATATGTGCAAAAAATCAAGTTTTCAGGAAATCTTATTGAAACCAGGGATTCAGAATTTCCCGTATTATTTGGAGATTTCAATGGAGATGGAAAACTTGACTTTACAATTCCTGTTACAGATTATGCTATAGGAAAGCCTGATGACTGGAGATTTTATATGGGAACAGAAAAAGGATTTAATCATTTTCTGAAGAAAGAGTTTTTCACCTATAGAAAGTATCAAAAAGAAATGAATGCCAATTATGCAAAATTTGCAAAACAGTATTTCTTTTCCGTTACCGATATGAATAAAGATGGAAAGTCTGATATTGTTCAGGTTTTCTCATACAATCAAATTAACCCATACAGTGCGCAAGGGTATAGAGATTTCGGATATGTTGTGAGTGCCAAAATGGCAAATGGCTCAGAGATAGATGGAACACCAAATTTCACTTCAAATTGGTCTTTTCAAAGTCCACAATATAATGTCCAGGATATTAATGATCTTACCTTGTTTACCCCCCTCACCAGTCCAATAAAGTCAGGCAATAATTACTATAATGTATTTTTATACTGGAAACAATATCTAAAAAAGATAAAAGGACCAACTCCTGTTTCCGAATTGGCAAGAATAAGTTCAATTACTCAAGGAGGGGTTACCACATCAGTAAGCTATTTGGAGGTAGTTCCAAACAACACTACTCAGCCTTATTTTTATGAAAAGGTAAAAAAAGAAGTTTATCCTTATTTCTCTTTAAGTAGGGCCGATCAGGCTTATGCTGTATCACAGCTTAAGCAGGAAAATATAAAACAGGATTTCAGGTATAGAGGCCTGACAGGACATCTACAAGGAAAAGGAATGATGGGTTATCAACAAGTGGCTCGTTCCTCGTGGTATGCTGCCGGATTTGAGAATACAAAGATTTGGTCCGGGGTAGAAACAGACCCACTAAACGAAGGTTTAACGACTAAAGAATGGACGATCAGAACGAATGATGAGAGTAAAATCTTCCCGGCAGATATTTCTGAAAACAATACGCAGCTATTAAGTTTCAAGTCCACAACTTATCGAACGGATAAATTGATTGGCGGGAATGCTGTTACTACAATTCCTGATGCAGATAAACCGAAGGTTGTAACGGCTATTGTTCCAAAAATTACAAAAACCAAAGACTTTTTAACAGGTACGGTTACCATCAACACACACATCTATGGAAATTATTACTTACTAAAACAAATTGAATCGAATGTTAATAATGGATATGCGGTAACGTATTCTACTTTTCATTATCTGGATAATCCAACGGGGACAGGTTCTAATTATTACATTGGACGTCCGGTATCCAAAATCGATATAGCACAGGCTTATGGTGATACAAAATCTTCTAAAGAGGAGTATACTTATGAAAACGGCCTTTTAAAAACATTAAAGGCTTGGAACAGAGATAATTCCGGCTATTTACAGGAAATCTACGCTTACGATGGATTTGGAAATATCATCCAGAAGACAATCAGTAACAGTATAGATTCTCAGACGAAAACAGCAAAAACAGAATATGATGCTAAGGGAATATTTGTCATTAAAAAGACAGACAATTTAGGATTAACTACCAGTATCAATTATAATGATTGGGGACAAATCCTAACCCAGAGTGATCCAATAGGAAATACTCTTACCAATACCTATGATAATTGGGGTAAACTCTTAACTTCTAAAACCAATTTGGAAGGAACCACTACGTATCAATATGAAAAAGATGACAATTACAATGTTATTATCACTCAAAATGATCCTGATGGAGATATTTCAAAGAAATATACCAATAAATTAGGACAGGAATATAAAACTTCCACTAAAGCATTTGGACAGGGACAATTTATTTCTAAAGAAGCTCAGTATGATGTATTAGAAAGAAAGCTCAAAGAATCCGAACCGTATTTCGAGGGGCAAAATGCTAGTGGGTGGACAACAATATCTTATGATGATACTGTATACCCTACAAAAGTAACGGTTACAGCATTTAATGGTAAAAAAGTAGAAACTTCTGTTTCAGGGTTAACCACTACAGAAAAAGAACTCAATGGGTATGGAAGAACAACTTCCAAAACCCAAGACGCCTTAGGAAATATCGTGCATTCTACTGATAAAGGAGGAACGATTCGGTTTTCTTATAATGCTGCCGGAGAGCAGATAAGAGCTCAGTATACTGAGAATATAGTAACCACAAAATACGATACGTGGGGAAGAAAATCAGAATTTAATGATCCCTCCAACGGTATTTACAAATACGAGTATGATGGATTTGGCCAGCCAAAGAAAATTATTAGTCCAAAAGGGACCAAAGAATATACCTACAACAACCTAGGACAATTAATTACCCAAAAGGAACTTTCCACTACTGATGGGGGTCAGTCAACCGATAAAACGATTTCCTATTCATACGATAACAAAGGAAGGCTTGCTTCAAAATCTGGCACCTCAAAAGGACAACCATACAGCTCAGCGGTAGCCTATGATCCTCAGGGAAGGTTGGCTTCATCTTCTGAAAATAGTAATGGTAAACAATTTATTCAAAAAGGAATTACGTATGATGATAAAGGAAGAATAATTTCTTACGAAAAACAATTACGATCTTCCGGAATTATTACAACAGTACAGATAGAAAATGTTTATAGCCCATGGAGTGGAGAACTCTATCAGGTAAAAGATAAACTGACAGGTAAAGCTCTATGGGAGCTTAAAGAAATGAATGCCAAAGGACTGGTGTTAAAATCTAAACTGGGAGCGGCAGAGATTAATAATACATATGATCCAAATGGTTTTCTAACAAATGTTAATCATTCATCACAAATAAAACCTAGTATTCTTCAAATTTCTTATTCATTTGATGCGATTAAGAATGAGCTGAAGAGTAGAATTACAGGGGGAGATTTCAATATTTCGGAATCCTTTGATTATGATGATAACAACCGACTTATTAACTGGACAACTCCTTTAAGTGGCATTAAACCATCTGCTAATAGAAATGTATATGATATTAAAGGAAGAATCACTCAGAATGACCAGGTAGGAAGCATTAAATTTGAAAATGCAACTAAGATTTATCAACCTACAGGTATGACCCTGAATGCCGCCGGAGTGGAAAATTATAACAATGATTTAATTCAAAGTATTGTTTATAATGAAAATAATGATCCTGTATTTATAGATGGAGAAAAAGGAGATGTAGTCTTTCAGTATGGACTTACCAGTATGAGGCAAAGGGTGAGCTACGGAGGAAACTTCAGTGCCAACGGAGAAGGTAAATTCACCAAATTTTATAATGAAGATGGAAGTTTTGAAGTCGTAAAAGATAATGTTACGGGAAAAGAAAAACATATTCTTTATATTGGTGGAACGCCCTATGAAAGCAATATTGTATATTTGAAGAATTATACAGAGAGCAGCGGTTCTTACAAATTTTTACATAAGGACTACCTGGGTAGTATTTTAGCGATCAGTGATGAAGCAGGCAATAAGTTAGAACAAAGACATTTTGATGCATGGGGTGATATAGCAGCTGTGGCATTTGAGAATGGAGTGCCAATTATGATTAAGAATATCATCTTGAGCTCTTCAAAAAATTTCCTAATCGACAGAGGATATACGAGTCACGAATATTTTTCAGAGATAGGGATTATCCACATGAACGGAAGGTTGTATGATCCAATTCTCAGAAGGTTTTTAGCTGCTGATGAAAACATTCAGGATATATTCAATACGCAAATCTACAACAAGTATGGATACGTAATGAATAATCCACTCATGTATACCGATCCTAATGGAGAATTTTTTTGGATTGCAGCAGGCGCAATAATAGGAGCGTATGTTACAGGGGCTAAAGCTAATGGCTCATGGAATCCTACTGAGTGGAACTGGGGAGCTACCTGGGGTAAAATAGCCATGGGAGGGGCTCTAGGAGCATTTACCGGAGGTGTCGGAGCTGCTGTTTCAGGACCCGTTGCCGCTTTGGCTGCATCGAGCTGGGGAATATCTGGAGGTGCTTTAGGAGGTGCCATAGTTGGTACAGTTTCAGGGGCTGTAGCCGGGGCAATAAGTGGATTTGGAACGGCTGTTATTTTTGGTGAAAGTATTTTAGAGGGAACTTTGTCAGGGCTTGGCTGGGGAGCCATTTATGGGGAGCCATAGGAGGAGTCGCCGGTGGGATAAAGCAGGTAATAACGAATGCCAAAGCAGGTGACACAGGGATCAAGGGTACTATACTGAAAGGCGCTCCCATAGCTGAAGGAAGAAGCGCTTGGACGTTAAACAATGTGTCAAAAACTACTACTGTTGGAACACCAAAAATTAGTACTTCAGGAAAGATTGGATACCTTACATTAGAGGAAATGGATGGAACATTCGGTAAAACAGTTGGTTATAATATCGATCCTCAAACCGAACAGATGACGCCCATTACCAAATGGGGAGAGTATAAAGTAATACCGGGACAACAAGCAAAACCTTTTGTTGTTACAAAAGAAGGGGTTGTTTTACCTAGAAACGCGTATATACCAAAAAATTATATTGAAAATCCCTATAGAAGTTCAAGCTATGGTGTATATGAAAATGGTAAATTTATTGAAAAGTTGAGAATTGATCCAGCTACACAGAAAGGATTTAAAGGACCTAATGAAAATCACTTTCACATTAACGGAGGAAGCAAACATATTTTTGAACCTTCTAAATGGCCGTTTTATAAAGAATAAAATTATGAATATAAATGATTACGTTTGGCATGATAAGGTATTGTTAAACATTAATATTGATAGAAAAAAACCAGGGATTATTGATGAAGTTTCTTTTGAAATTGAAGATAATAATGTTTTGAAAAAATTAATTTTTAAGGAAGTTTATTGGCTTAATTTAAATTTAAATTTTGGTGTAATTGCTGAAGAATCAATATTAAATATACAATGTCTGAATAAAGATGATTATGATTTATCTCTATTATATAAAAAGTGGAATGGACATTTAGATGAAAAAAAATTACATTCATATTTAATTGAACTAAACTCTTCAGGAAGTACAATAAAATTAATTGCAGAAAATTTTATTTATCAAAATTTAAATTAAGAGGTAATTGTTATTTAAAAAAACATTAAAGAACCTGACTTGAGTGTTGGCTAAAAATTAAATTGCTAGTTTATGTCCTGCTTTTGGTTATACGAAAGATTGGGGGATTTATTAACTACATGACTTTAGAAAAGGCTCAGAAATTATTGGAGAAGAATATTTATATAATAATTTATAATCAGAATTCTTCAGAAGTTAGAAAATATGGTTATCTTATTTAATAAAAGTGAATGGTTTAGAAAGTTTATTTAGAGAGTTTGTTAATCCCTTTGCAGAAAAAGCCTTAGAAAAGAATGGAATATTATCATTGGCAGAGAATGGAAAGGTAGAATTACTTGATTCAGTAGAAGAGGAATTAAAAAATTAATGAAATAGTCTCAAAAATTTTATAAGAGGTTATTTCCCAACTGGTGGAAATAACCTCTTTAAAGCTGATAATTGGTAGTCCTTTTTGGAAAACCTTGCATCCAAATGGTAAAGGAGGGTATTCAATTTGGGGTAAATAAGATTTAAATATAAATATTATGAATTTAATTGATTTTGTAAGCAATATTAATGAAATAGATGAAGATTTAATAATTTCCCTAAAAGATATGAATGATTTTAAATCAGATATGATACTTTCGTATCCGGAAGAAGATGATACTGGTGTTAAAATAGAAAATAGCATGAGTTATCATTACCTTCTTGAAGTTTTTTTAGCGAAAGAATTTGTATCTGATTGGGTAGAAAGTTTAGATCATTTACCTTCAAATGAAGATATAGCAAAAAGACTTTATGAGTATGGGATAAATAATGCTTAATTAGAATGAATCTACTACATTAATTCTATATGAAGATAATGAGTTGGTAGAAATTTTAAACAATTAAAGATAAGTTACTTAATCTCGGTGCAAACCCTCGCAAAATGTGAGGGTTTGTATGTTTTATAGTGATGCAATATTTTTAAATTTGAGTGATTCTTACAAACATGAGGAAGAGACACCAGAAAGAGAAGAAGTAAATCGTCAAGGATATGAAGGTGGTTGCCATACGTGTGGTACAAAAATACCTGGTACGAAAACTGGAAATTTCATACCCGATCATCAACCAGCAAATGCCTTAGCTGATGGGGCTTCACAGACTTTATACCCCACTGTAAATCATATAGTGCAAGTCAAGGAGGAACACTCAGTGAAATGAAAAGAAATGAAATGGCTAGACTAGGAGATACTGGACAACAGTAAAAATAATACAATAATGATACAATACAGAGAAATAGAATTACTATATGAATAAGCAAGGTTATGGTCCTGCTAGACTTGATAAATCATCTACTAATAAAGCAGCCATAAGAGGTAGAGAACAAAACATGATTAATAGAAATGGAGGTGCAAAATCTACAGGTGGTAAATCCGGAAACTCCATTAATCGTGTAAGTCAAAAAAATTCTAAGTTGCAACATTATATTAATGAAGCTAAGAAAATATTTGGATTATGAAAAGACAAAAAATAACATCAGGATCTATTTTAGAAATTCCTGTTGATGGTAAATACTATGTTTATGCCCAGATTTTAGATAACGGATACGCCTTTTTCGATTACCAATCCAAAGTACAAATAACAGATTTTGAAGTCTTGAATGAAAAAACAATCTTATTTATTATTGCAGTTTATGACCAAATTATTACAAAAGGAGAATGGCTTAAAGTTGGCAAAATGGATATTAGAAAGGAATTAGAAGTTCTACCTATGAAATTTATTCAAGATACTTTACAACCTGATCACTTTGAATTTTACAATCCCAATACAGGTGAAATCACACCTGCAACAAAAAAAGAAATTATTGGGTTAGAAAGAGCTGCTGTGTGGGATAAAAACCATGTAGAAGATCGTATTAGAGACTACTACAATGGTGTTCCTTGTGCTTGGTTGAAGGATGATAGAGAATTATTTAATACAACTTTTCCATAGAAATGTAAAGAGGCCGTATCACAAATTGTGAAAACGGCCTTTTTATAAATCCTTCCCTATCAAGGCTAGCTATTGACTAATTCAAATGAATCAAGTATTTGATCGTTCAAAAATATTTTCCCAGTAATCAATCCATTCTGATTCTGAAAATTTTTTTAATCCTCCTTTTTCAATATAAGCACTTACCACTGTATCAATAAAAAAAACTTTTACATTTTGTTTTTTGATTCTTGGAAGTTTTATGGGCTTCACTTGCTCTGAACGAGAAATGCCTATTGCTTCGGTTGTTTCAGGAATGAAATTATTCAAAATTTGCTCAACAAATCTTAAATTCACTTTTTCAAGCCCATTTTTTTTGATTAAATCATAAAAGATAGTGGATCCTAAAACTTTACCTTCCTGCTGCAGCCTTTTATAGTCTGCTTTGTAAAATTCTCTTCTTTCTGCTTTCTTTTCTTCTATCGTCATTTCCTGTTTTGGTACCTCCAAAAATGCTTTTATCTTGGACTTTCCTACTTTATATTTTTCGTCAATGGCTTTGTAATGAATAAAAGCCGACTTTACTTCTCCAAGTTTCAATCTGTCAATTTCCCGGAACAATTTTACTTTACTTGAATTTCCTTCTTCGTTTGGTTCGGTAAATAATTTGCCATCGGCAGCGAGTTCGAGTGCTAACATATATTCATCAGCCGTTAATTCACACTTTTTTGCAAATGAGTATAATTCAACTTCTGTAAGCTCTATTTCGTGTTGATTACTAAATTTTGGGTTAATAAAATTCAGAACCCGAGCCGTGAAAACAGCTATTTCCTGATCATTCGACCACTTGAGCATCAATTGTGAGATTTCCGCTTTCGTTATTTCCGGTAGTCTTTCCACCAAATCTTTGGGCAAGAAGGGTTCGAGCGGATATTTTCCCGGATACCGTATAACTTCCCGTAGCTGGATATGTTGAATGGCTATGTTCTGTGCTTGTGTTTGGGTGAGCTGATTTTCCATGTTGTTTGTTTTTTGTTTCCCAGGTTCTAACCGCAGCTTTCCAATCCTTCATAGGTTGATTTCCTACTTTCCATCCTTTATCGACAAATGAAAAAGCCGAAATTCTATTTTGTCTTTCGTGGCAATATTGCTGGACTTCGTGAACACTTGGTGGTTTGAATTTTTCTTTTTTTGGCGCAACTTTTTTTCTTTCTTTTGATTCGGTGCTTAACTCTTTAGAGTTTTTTTCTGATCCATTTTTTTCTTTTAGTTCTTTTTCTAAAAGAATATTGGTAATTGGTAAATTGGTATTATTGTTAATTGGTATATCTATACTATCATTGCTTTCACCTGTGCTTTGTGCAATGCTTTCACTTTGCTTTGTAGAATGCTTTATTAATGCTTTGTCGAGTGCTTCATGCTGTGCGTTATTAAAATTTGATAAGGCAATTATATTTGAAGAATATTGGTTTTTTGATTTTTCAATCATTATTATAAACCCAAAATCAACCAAATCTTTCAGGGTTTTTATGAAAGTATTGTATGATTTTATTCCAATGGCCTCCATCGCCATAGAAGTAGGAAAACCGAATTTTTCTTTCCATCCTAAGCGATTACAATGTTCAATGGCAAAAAAATAAGTTGCCGTATGATTAGGTTTTATTTTATCTGGATTTTCGAATGCGAAATCCCAATACTTTCTGGATAAATCATAAATGTTCATCATTTAATCATTCTTTATTTCTCAATCTTTAAGAGAATGAAGTTCCGGTTACTATTAGTTTATTTAGCTCTTAACAGAAACTCATGAATACGAAATCATGATATTGTTATTCTTTTACTAGGTTTTAATTCTTCAAAACCTCTGAAATATCTATTCCCATATTTTAATTGTTTTTTGGTGGACTTCAGTTAAATACTCTTTAGTGAAAATATTGCAGTGTGCTTTCTCATGGCACATTCTGCATAATGCGATCAGGTTTTCAATTTTGTCCTGCTGATCTTTTGTCTTAGTTCCAAACTCTGATCTTCTAATGATGTGATGGATATCGTGTGCTTGTTTATGACATATTTCGCAATAATAGAATCCATTATGAGTAGGAAAAAATTCAGTATAGACTTTGGTGTGTTTCTCCATGGCTATCTGTTGTTTTTTCTTGATCAAGATATTTGGCACAAAAAGAGGAATCAATAACGGCTTCACATGGAATTACTTTTGCAGATTGAAGTGTGAGGTGAAATTCATTACTATCATTATCCTGTTCAAACTTATGGGTTAAAAATGCCTCAATGAATGCCTTCCCATTTTCTGCATTTAATGCCCTGACAATAAATATTCTGTTGTAAGAGTGATTATCTTTTTCGATTTCAACTTCAATCATGTAGAATTTTAATTCCCCAGCGTTTTCTTGAGAAACGTTTGTGATAAGTATAGCATTATTCAACTCTTTAACCCCTGTAACACCAAATCTCCCAGGATAAGATTGCTCAATATAATCTTTGGCGATTTCTAAAGCTATAAATACTGAATTCGCATACAGGTAAACATTCTTTTTCTTACCTCCAATTACAGCCGTCACACACCAGGTTGATGTAAGATATTCATCTGTAAAAATTCCATCCCTTTTCTGATTACTTACCTCAGCTCCGTTAATATCACCAGCACTTAAATGAAAATCTACAATCTGTAAATTGTGATGATCTAAGTGGGCTCCAATATCAAGAATTATTTCATTACGTTCAATGGAAATAACCTCTCCACTATCTTCATCCACAAAGTCTTCATTCCATGTTCTTATTAATCTCTTTGCTAAATATAGATCTTTCATTTCTTCTAGTCGAGAAGTAAAAAATCGCTTCTCCCTATGTTTGGTTTCCAGTTTTTCTTTCATGGGTTATATTGTTTTTTCATTACGCTCAATTTCGATTTCAAGTACCTGCAAGTTATCTTTGATATATTCTTTGACAGGTCCGGTACACTTTTCTTCTTCATATAACCAGAGAAGATATTCAGCAGGGACATCCTGCATTTGTTTGCCCTTATGAAGTCCGTAGGGCATGATATCAGTATCTTCCATGATTATTTATAAATAAATTTTATTGTGTTGTAATTCCAACTCGTTTTCGATTACTTCTAATATGGGCAGGTCATGAGATTCCGGCAAGTATAGATTCATATATTTCACTGAGTAATTGCGGAACCTCTCTATAGCTATTGACATTTCAGATGTTGTAATATCCCGTGTACTTCTCCATTCCTCTCGAGATTCTCCGGTTTTATGATTGATAAATTCTGTTTTGAAAATATCCGGATTTACTTTTTTCTTAAAGTGTTCCTGCTTTACTTCTTTAAGAGTGTCACCATATTCAAGGGCATACCAACCCAGAATTAAATGCAAATAATTATTTTGACTATAGGTTCTATTTTTCCTCTTTTCTAGTACCTCAATCTTTGCTTTCTTATTGAAGAGGTGTTTTACTCTATGGATTGCTTTTTTTCGTATGTCTGGTATGGAAGTGTCAAAAATCATTTTTGTTATGAGTTAATTTTAATTATAATATCCTAACTTTTTGAGTTTATACTCTTTCAAGGCAATTGCTAATTGTAATTTGGATTTAAGATTTCCAATATCAGTTTCATTTCTTTCAATCTTCAAATAGAAAATCTTACTTCCCTTTTTTACCCGTGGATCATAAGCAATGAAATACCAAAATGTTGCCCCCGTACAAAACATTGAGAATTGTAATTGCCAATAATACTCCCAGCATTCTGCTTTGAAATTTTCAAGCGTAAGCTCTGTTGCATACTTTGCAAATGTTGCCGATTTAGGGCATTTGGTTTCAGCTCCTCCCACAATAAAAATATCTTTTATAATACCATCGGGAGAACACCCTGCATGATTTCCAAAAGGAATGAATTCTTGATCTTCTCCAAAGCTCACGACTTTTATTCCTGTGGTTTCTATAAAATAAAGCATTGCTTCTTCTTCATACGCAATACCATGTTTGGTATCTTTTGTTTCAAAGAAATCCGTTTCTCCAGTTGTTGCTTCAGAAACTATTTCATTGACGTATGAAACAGCTCCCTTGGATAATTCTTTACTTTTCTCCTCACGCTTACCTCCAATAAGTTTATGAACATTGGAGGCGGTAAATCTCCCTAAACGTTGTTTAAGTTTTTCCTCCCGTTTTACTTTAGCTTGGGTTTCCTTCACCTCCCACATATGTAAGGTTTCGGAATAATCAGAGGCTGTTACACCTCCAATTATAAATTCTGAATCAAAGAATCCCATATTTAAAAATTATAGGTTAAGAAAGGATATTCACCTTCCCAAATTGCCTCAAGGTTTAATAAATCCTTTTCATGCAGCTCTTCAATCATATTTTTTATTTCATTCTTCAAGGGGCTTGGGGGATTTGGAATAACAGTAAATTCAGTATCATTTTTTGTTGCACCTACTTTATTAATCGTAATATCAAATTGTCGTAAATCTCCCCAATTAGTATTTTCACAAAGAAGATTCAAGGGCTTTAGAATGGTGATTTGTGTTATTTCTAAAACTTTGGGTGCATTATCAGCATAATCCCAAACAAGCATTAACCAAAAATGTTTTGAAGGTTCGGGTTTGTTTGTTTCCGGATCAATTTTCGGCTTGATTTCTGTCAGCTCTTCCGGAAGAAAATCCCCTAAAGAAAAGGGACGTCTAATTGGTTTTTTTTCATGACTAAAAACCACATAGCCAAGTAATGGAGATGATAATATTCTTATGGGATTATCACCCTGCTTTAATTTCATAAACTGTTTAGATTTATCGGGCATTTTATAGCCTATCGGTAAAAAACTGTTTGTGGGAATTGTTTCTGTAATTTCTTTTGACATTGTATTTTGATTTTAATTATTTGAAATTTTTTATTATTGAAACTGAGTTTGAAATAGTTTCATTAATCTGATCAATTGCTCTTGTAAATTCTTTTTCAAACTTTCATCCTGTATTAAGGGCAACGTGATTGATCCTTTTATGCTTTCCAGGTAATCGATGATTTTTTCTTTTTCAGGTTTAAGTACTTGTAATCTTTCGACCTCCTCTTTCGCCCTTGCTTCTGTTTCTGCTTTTTCTTTTGCAGCTTGCTCTGCTTCCAATAGCTCTTTACGTAAAGCCTCAGCTTTTGCAATACGATCGGCTTCTATATTTGCGAGACGCATTTTTTCATTTTCTATTTCTTGACGCTCTTGTCTCAATCTTTCTTCCTCAGCTTCCCTGATTTTTTTTGCTTCTTGTTCCTTAGCTTGTAATTCTTCCTCATGTCTGGCTTTTTTAAAAGCTAGGGATTCCAATTCTTGGCGTATTTTTTCACGTTCAGCTTTCAGAAATTCACTTTCTAATCTTTGTTCTTCCTTTTCCCTAAGTACCTGTTCCTTTGAAGCAAATTGATTTTTAAGAAGAATTAGTTTTTCAGTGAAGTCTAATTCAAATTCTTCAAATTGAGAAAGATTCGTTTTAAATAGATTTTGTTCCCAGTCTATTTTTAAAGTGTCAATTGTTTCAAATAAAAGAGTTTCAATTTTTTGGAGCTCTTTTTTATAAATTAAATCAATGGCATCTTTTATTTTTACTTTTCTTTCTTCTTCTAATCGGATTTTTTCTTGTTTTTCCTGTTCCTTGATTTCTTCCCATCTTTTCACTTCCGATTGTTGTTTATCCTCATGGGGTTTGGTAATAGAAATTAATTCTTCTCCTACCCGAGCAACTGCTTCTCTGAATTTTTTGATCTTGGAGGCAATTAATTTATCTTGATTTTGAATATCTGTTCGAGCAGTAACCAGTACCGTTCTTACTTTCTTTGCTTCTTCGTAAGATTTATTATCGTTGATTTCAACAAATGGATTTTCTCTTACTATTTGAAACTGTCTTTCTTTTAACCCTTGTAGTTCCGGTAGTAGGTTTACATCAAAAGTTTCTATTTGTAAAAGGTTATTCTTCATTATTAGAGTTTTTAAATTCTTGGATAAATTTATTTAACGCTTCAATTTCTTCATATGAAAGAATGTCATGTCCTAGACGTTTTCCATTTATATAAAATATGCCTCCATCATTAATAATGTTAATCATTAGCTTCATCTCAAAAAATATTTAAAGGTTGAAATGGGTTTCTTACGATTCATTTTGCATTTTAGTGCAAACATTTTTATATGTTGCCTATGTTTGAACGTACTTTTTATATTACTCGCTGTATTCATGTTTATAAGAGATATTTAAGTATTTAATAAGACCATTGTGATAAAGTTTAAGAAATCCTAAAATGACATATATTACAGCAGGTAAAAAGAAAACTGTAACATCAGGATTGTCAGCACAAATCAAAATGTAGATTGTATTTGCTAACAGTATAAGGTTTAATACTTTTTTCATATTAATTTAATTCATTTCTATAATTAAATTGTTTTTTAAGTATTCCTCGACTTCCCTTTTTTCAAATCTATTAAGAACTAAATCTTCACATTCATTATTGTTGTAACCACTTAAAAGTACTACCTCCAAACGCTTTACGGATTTACCATACTCTGGATGGTAATCTATATAAATCTTCAAGTTGACATCGATTGCAACCTCTTCGTATTCAAACAGACATATTTCCTCTTCGAAAAATAATTTCTCATCTGTTTCAATGTCCAATAACATATTTTGACATTTTATTTGTTCAATTGGACTTAATAGTATTAAATTTGTATAATTCATTGGTTTAACATGTATTTGTTGAACTTTGCCATCTGTTGCCGCAGATGGTTTTTTATTTTAATACAAACTCTCGCATTTCAAGAGTTACTTGCTTTTTAAAAGCAGCCGATTTTTTTTGCCCCATTCGACTGCTTGTTACTTCTGTATTTTGAAGTTGTATTATTGTTTTCTCTCGTAATAAATTTTCTATTTTACTGTAATATCTTTTAACTTCTTTATCTATTTGATCTACGTTTCTACACTCTTTCATATGCTTCAAGAATTAATTTCATTTCTTTTTTACATCTTAAAGCCTCTACTCTTTTCGTCTCTGCATTTTTATAAGCCCTTTCAATAAGTTTTAACATTCCTTTTTCATTATCCAAAGAAACATTTCCAGCTCTTCTTTTCACATAATTCAATGTAGAAACACTCACACCAGTTTCAGCATTAACATCCGCAATGTCCCGTGCTGTAGTAAAAGCTTTTAAAAGATCAGAAACTTCTACACTGATTGTTTTACTATGTTCCAATATTTTCATATATCTAATATTTATTTTAACAATAGGTTTTTCCGCGTTTTGGATATGATAGAAAATAATTACCTTTGCTTTGTTGTTTTGTCAAAACAAATATATCAACATAATTGATATAAAACAAAATAAATAACAACTTTGTTAGTATAAAAACATAAAGCACTGATAACCAATAATAAAATTTTATGTAACAAAGATTTTGATATAAAATATCTCAAAGTATATTTAATATGCATTACATTTATAACTGAATAATAGGGTAGTAAAAAGTCGGAAATAATTCGCTATAGCAAATATTTCTTGTTCTTTATTAAATAAATGTTCCTAAAAAATAATATTTATTCATAGAGTTAAGCACTTTAATTCTATACGATGAAAAAGTTCTATATAACAATAAACATCATCAAAGTAATTAATACAATATATGAAAGAAAACGAAAATATCAACATAATTGACATATCCCACAGACTAAACGACTACATTTTACATCTTAAAGCAGTCAAAGCTATTAAGACAAATCAAGATATTGCCGACACAGGAATTATTGCCAAGAGTAACTTATCAAGAGCAGTAAATGGAGATGAGAAATATCTTACGAAATCATTTATAAAAAAATTAGTTATAAAGTATCCAGACTCAGGGTATACTTTTGAAGATATATGGTATGGTACAAGTAATAAAAAATATACACAAAAAAAAGAAGCACAATTTAATGAGCTTCCAATTGGGGATCAATTAAATATCATCTATAATAATCAAAAAGCATTGGAGAATAAAATGGATAAGATGTTTGATTATATTGATGAATATTTAAGACCTGTTTTTGATTATATGATTAGTAAAGAAAATCTTGAAACTGATAATAAATCCTAGCTTTAATTTAAATTATATTTTAAAATAGACATACCCTTTTTAAACTCTTTGAGTGGGTCGTTCTTTTTTAAATTTATCGAGGATAAAAAATCAAAATCATTTTTCTCCATCCTGATTATAGACAGTTTTAATTTATCCATAATTAAGAGATGATTATCCAAATATTCGGAAAAAGTAAGTTTTCCATTTTTATAAAGAGCTTTGTTATTATGTAACATACTCTTTAATAAAATGTATTCTCTATCTTTCATAATAGTTTTCACAGTGTTTTTTTTATTTTATTTAAAAAAATTTTTGAACAATTTATTCTTTGTGCTCTCCTTTAATGCTAACCTTCTTATATATTTTTAAATAAAACATGAAAGCCATAGTAGATAGGGCAGCCTATACACCTGTTAGTAAATTACAGGAGTAAGTATACCATACTAGTGTAAAACGAACATTATTAAGGGAAATATATAAAGTTTAAGATTAGGCTTGAAAGTTATTGCCAAAATATAATTACGGGAGCAACATATAATGTTGCAATCCATATATTTCACACATTTTTGAAATGCGAATATATATAATTATTTCATAATTTTAAACATTGCTTTGTATTAAACTAAATTTTAATTATACTTCTATTAAGTCTAAAAAGAATTACGACAAATTAATTCGCATATTTTATAGTTTTATAAAATAAATAAGATTAAATAGGTTATTAATTAAGTTTAATTTTTTTTAATCCTTCAAGTTTTCTTTTTTCTTTTTTAATCGTATATATTTCTGAGGTTCTTGAATGTAAATGACCTGCTAATTCTTGAGCTGTTTGGATTCCGTACTTTTCATCAATCATATCTAAAAAGAAATGTTTTAAAGAATAGAAGTTTTCTTCAATTTCAAATTTGTTTTTTACATATCGTTTCCAATATACATGCGAACTACCATAAGTAATAGCCTTATCTCTTAATTCAGGATAAAATCCAATTCCGAATAAGTAATCATTATCATGAATACATAAGTCTAACTGCTTTTTCCAGAAAGGAATTGCATCGGGAATAATGGCCCTTTTCTCACGTGTATAATTTTGCCTTTTTTTTACTACAATAGTAAACTCTTGATTATCTATATCCACGTCTGATTTTTTAATTTCTAAAAGTTCACTGGAACGGCAACCGGACATATGGAAAATCTGCGCATAATTTGCAAATCCACAATGTTCTTTAAGAAGAAATTCATAAATGGTTGCAAACTTATCTTTAGAAAGAATTTTCACTTCCTTTTTAATATGTTTCTTTCTCTTGATATATTGGCAAGGATTCTGAACTAAACAAGAATTAGCACACAGTTCAGCAAAAAGAGTTGAAAGATGGACTCTATATTTATTAAATGAATAAGCTGTTAATTTACACTTTTCTAAAGTAAGATGTATATGTTTTAGCTCAACATCTTTAATTTTAATATTATCATATCCCAGTTCAATAAAAACAGACCTCATTTTATTTAAAGTACTCTTGACAACTTGAGAGTGTTCATATCCAATGTTTTTTTTATGATTTTCAAAGGCTAAATCTAAAGCTTCAAGCAAATACATATTTGCACTGTATTCACTATCATTAGTAATTTTAAATGCCTTAACTTGGGGCATAGGATTAAATCCATTCTGTAAAGCTCTTTCCATTTCTATTTTTAAAATTTTAGCTGCTGCTAATCTTTCTTGAAATGTCTTGAATTTAGCTAATTTCTTTTTCCTCCATACATAACCTTTTGGATATCTATTCTGTTCTAAAGGATCATAGAAAACACATTCAACAAACCATGTTTTTTGCATCGCTTCTTTAGCAGACATTTTTTTAATATCGGGAAAAACAAACAAATCGGAATAAGAGCATCCGTTTGATAGAAGATTTTTTAAATTTTCCAT